TGCATAGTTGCCTGTGCTAATCCAATCAGTAGGATCGTTAAATCCTGCACTCATACCTGTAATGGATTTTGTTAGCGAAGTCCGAAACTTAGTCGGATCAAATGCCTTATTAGCCATAATATCTCCTAATCTAAAAAGCAATGTGGGGGATTGCTCCCCCACTAGTTATTACTGTCCTTGACGTGCGCGGATCATTGCAAGAATGTCTTGCGCATTGCCGCCGTCGCCTGCTGGTGCTGCTTCAGCCGCTGGTGCTGGAGTAGGCTCTGGTGCTGCTTCTGCTACTGGAGCAGGTGCTGCCTCAGGCACTGGTGCAGGAGTTGGTGTAGGTGCCGGCGTTGTTGCTGCCGGAGTAGTATTCGGATCACCTGTACGTGCCTGCATACCTGCTGGACGGAAGTAGTTACTCCAACGGTCTGCATCATATGCTTCACCGTCTACTGACGCTTCAAACATTTCCTGCATAACCTTTACAGCAGTTTCGTCTGGCTTCTTAGGAAGGAAGTCATTCAGATCAAACAACCCGTGTGTGTTAATTGCTTGCATTTCAACATCGCTCAATGGACGCTCTCTACGTGCCCAGTTAGATGTGGAATAGTCTGCATAACCACCTTTTGAACTCTTGTTCAAACGGAAGTCAACACCTGCTGTGTAATCTGTTGGCAGTTCTTCCATGTCAGGATCCATAAGTGCTTGCTTAATGATCTGGAAGATTTGCGGACCAATAATAAAGCGTCTGATTGGATTCTCAGGTGCTTCGTCATCCGCTAGTGGATTATCCGTTACAAAGCCTTGGAAGATATAAGAACGTTTCTTCCAATACTTACGACCCATATCTTCTAGACTTGGATCTTTAAACCAGCCACGTACTTCGTTTAGAATGTTACATGTTTCGCCATACATTTCCATACATGGAATCTGTACTTGTACTGGACGTGAATCTGTTTCACCTTTTACACCAGCAAATGGAAGTTTGATCATCAAACGCTCTTTCCAAAAGAAAGTATTATCAGCGTTGCCGTCAGGAAGGAAACGTAGAGTTGAACTCTCGCCTTCTTTCATATTCCAAAATGGGTAAATTGGGTTTGGACCGCTTGGGCCATTTGAGTTACCTGATGAACGGTTCTCTTGTTCTTTGAGCTTTGCTCGGATTTCTGCTAATGATGCCATAGTGCCTTTTCTCCTATATGTTTTGCCTATATGCTTTGTGCCTATTTTCGTATAGCACAATATATACTATACGATAGTATTTATAAAAAGTCAAGTACTTTTTTATAAATTATTTTAAGAAGTTAGCAGATTATCTTAAACCTGCTAACTCTCTCATTCTGTCATACTCTTGTGTATCCAACTGCTGTGGTTGTGTACGCATCTGATACTCTTCAAAAGTTTGATTAACTTGTTCGATAAACGCCTTAGCAGGTTCTATGAACTGCTCGCCGTAATCTTTCTCTACCATGGTTAGTACGGCAGTTTCGCCTTTTGGAAACTCGCCTGATTCTCTATCATAGTATGATAGTATAAACTCGCCTAATGGTGCCTTATCGTCCTTTTCAAGTGTAATTTCGTCACCATCTGGGCCTTGGATCTTGTCACCTTTTTTCTTGCCGTCTTTCTTGGCCTGACGCACAGCATTAGCGTATGCATTGCCTTCTTCTTGACCTGCTTTCTTTAGTGCATTATTAATAGAATCAAGATGCTGTTGCGCCATCATCATTTGTGTTTCGTCATAGAATCTACTCTGTGGATCGTCACCGCTGGATTTCATATTCTTAATACTTGCTTCAGCATCTGCTTTCATTTTTAGTAATTCTTCTCGACTCTTACCGTCATACTGGCCTTCTTCAAGATCGTCTTCTTTAACTTTTACACAGTTATCTACACGCTTGCCACCTTTCATTTTGGTTCCCATGCGCTTGTAGCCTTTCCAGCATACTTTGCCATCAACGCCTTTTTGCTTTTCTTCGTCAAGTGTGCGCCAGCTCGGATTGCCGCACTCTTCACATACACTGTCGGCAAACTGACCCATTGCGTCTTCAAATGCCTGCTCTAATTCAAACTCTTCTTTTGTTTTCTTTTCGGCCTTGCTGTACTTGTCCTTTAGGCGGCCTAGTTCTTCCTGACTTGCGCCTTCGCGCCCTGCTTGTGCAGCCTTTTTCATATATTCTTTACCGTGCTTCTTAACACCTGTGTAGTATTGTAAGCCTGACTCATCAACATGAGACTCACCTTCGTCAATATCTTGGATTAGATTGGATGCTTTCTCAAAGTCTTCTTCGTCTGGATATCTTTTACCTACAATTTTACTGAATTCGTTATGCATAGCAGTTGTGATAGGAGCAAGTTCAGGAGCCTTTTCCATAGCCGCGAAAGGATCATCCATAACTTCTTCTTCACCAAACTTTTTAATTAGTGCTTCGACTTCGCTTCTTTCCATAGCATCTGTAGCAATACCACTATCTAATTTCCATTTGAAGAAACCGTTGCCTAAACTATAAGCATCCCACGATTGTTCGTCATCATATTTGTTATACCAAGCCTTGAGTGCGTTAGCGTCCATTTGTGCTTCATTTGTTGGAATGTCTTTTCCTGCTAGATCTTTACCGTATTTTTTGTTGATCTTTTTAGCAACTTTATCACCTTTGAATGGATTCTTAGCAATACCTTTAACAAGATCTTTCATGTGTTTCAAGTCTTCGGTATTAGATGAGTTTTCGCCTAGTAAATCTTCCGGACCTAGTTCCACCGCTTTAGATGCTTCACTTACTAACTTGTAGATATAAGGGAATACATCTTTTAGTTCTTCGTTAAACTGGCGGATAGTAAGTTGGTCAATCCAGTTTTCAGCAACATCACTTGGAACATCTTCTAGTACTGGGGGATTAAATGCTTCAAATGTTTCTTTGTAATATGCTGGCTTTTGTAAATTCTCAATAGTCTTTTTAACTGTTGTAATACGCTCTTTAACAATATCTACATATCCTGCTAGGCTTTCTGCCATTACTGCTGAACGTCCCATATATGTTTTGAATTTGCGAAGTTTTGCCATTTCTTCTGAAAGACCTACAATATGCTTGCCAAAGTCATCGTATGCGTTTCCGCCTTCTGCTACATGGCGTGCCATTGCTCTTGCACCGCTGAGATGCTTGTATGGATATTTGAAACGCTCACCTTCTGGTGATTCAATATAGATCTTACCAATCTTTTGTGTACGTCCTGTTGCACTTTCTTGATTTACACTTTCTGTGTGCTTGATCATAATACGTGCTTCGCCTACGTTTTGATAACTAACGCGGCTTGTTCCATATAGTTTTGATTCTGTCATTTTATCGTCCCCAGAGCGATTTGTTGCTAAAAATTTATAATCTCTTTTATCTAAGTTTGATTTAGTAATATCACGAACACTGAAATCTAGCATACGCTTTTTTCCAAAAACACGCAGTTCTTTCAAAAAGTCGTGCCATCCTTTTTTGATTACATCTGAAGTGCCTTCTGCAAAGTCTTTAGAAAAGATAACAGTAAGTCCTTCATCTTCATCTAGGTTTACACTAACTTTACCTAAGCCTTTATAATCAAAGTCAAAGTATCTTGCTGCAATAGGTTCGTTAGTTACGTTACCTTCAGCATCACCAATAGTTACACTTGGAAATCTTCCGCGTAACTTATTAAATAACTCTTCGCCTATTTTACTAAATTCTCTCATACTGTATTTATCAATAGTTGCTGCTAACGAAGATGGGCATAGGCATCTCGTAATCGTCAAGATCTTCAGCTTGATTAAATGAGTTATATACTCTAGGATCCCAATCCTTAAGAACATCCATCATTCTTATTGCTAATAATGTTGCACTTACTAAATCATCTGTCATGCCAGGTTTCGCTTGATAACTGCTTGCTGTTGCAATAAATCCTTTGAGTTCTGTTAACAAAGGTTTAGAACGTATTAGCATTTTATCATTTTCAACCATTGTCTTTAGACGGCTACATGCTGTAATCTTAGTGCTATGTGTAGTATTAAATCCTTTGCGGAACTTGCGCACATGTCCTCTTCGAATAGGTTCAGAGACAAAAAGTCCCGGTATATTCTCTTCCCCGAAATCGTTTATAACGATTAGTGCTGCTTCTCCGATGCCATTATTTTCTACACTCCAATATACTCCATTGGGATTGTTAGTTTCATTTGCAATATATGTACAAATGTCTGCAAGCACACGTATTTGACCAGGTATAGCAGTTTGATTGTGCTGCCATTCTGCTACCTGTTCGTATGTAGGTAGTTCGATAACTTGTATTGCTGCATAATCGCCGCCTGTACCCATGCTAGGATCAAGTGCAATAGCGTAGGTATATTCTGATGTTGGCTTTTTATACCAGCGTGTTTGTCCCATATTTAGAATAGGAGACACACCTTCCATTGCTGCAAGTTTGATACTATTAATAAGTGTTTCGTCAAATACTAAGAACTCACAACCATATTCACGTCTAAACTTTTCTTCACCAATACGACCAATTTCTGCTGTTTTCCACTCTTCGTCTCTATCTGGATGTTCGTTCCAGTGTGCCATAAATGATCGAAAACCGTTTATACCTAGTTCACTTTCGTTGCCGTGATCGTCAAAACGTTGTTCTGCTTGTTTCCAAATAGTAGCAAATGTATCCTCATCTGAGTTAGGTGTACTAGTAATAATAGCACGACCACCTGTTGCCAATGTAGGTGATATTGAAGTCCAAAACTCTTCGGCAATGTTAGGTTGCACAAATGCAAACTCGTCACAGTATAGTAGCGAAATAGACATACCACGTCCTGTGTTGCCTGTTGTTGTTTGACTTACAATCCTACTACCATTCTCAAACTCTATGCTACCTTTGTTATATGAAGTAACACCCGCTCTAATGTGATCAGGACAAGTTTCATATACATAACGGATACGTGCCATAATCTCTTGCGCACCTGTGTATTTGTGTGCAGCAATAAGAATAGTTTGATCTGGATTAAACATTGCATACCATGCAAGATAGATAGCAGCACAGGTTGTTTTGCCAGTTTGACGTGGCATCATGTTAATGTTAAACCGATAGTTGTGGTATGTATCCATTAACCCTAACTGATATTTGTAAGGTTCGAATAGTAGTTTACCTTTTACTGGATGTTGGATATATGCAAACTTGCTTGCAAAGTACAGATAGCCTTTGTCAGGATCCATACACTGCATTAGATCCTGTATTTGTTCTTCTGTGTATGTTTCTTTGGTATTGGCTTTTTTAGTAAGTACACCGTCTAAACTTTTACTCATACAGTATTTACTCAAAAAAATAGAGCCCGTAGGCTCTATTTGGTGTAACCCCACCGTAGTTTACATTTTTACGCAGTTGTCTACAGTTTTGCCGCCTTTTTTCTTAGTGCCCATACGCTTGTATCCTTTCCAGCATACTTTGCCATCAACACCTTTTTGCTTTTCTTCTGGTAATGACTTCCAACTTGGATTACCACAATCTTCGCATACGCCTTCTACTGCTTCATTCTTTTTTTTTGACTCTTTGTCTTTGATAGCTTTCTTCATTGGCTCTTTTTTGTCGCCATCTTTGTCCATATCTAAGTAGTCTGGCTTAGCTTTCTTTTCTGCAAGTGCTTTTAGAAGCTGTGCTTTGATTGACTCAACTGCCATAGCATTGTCGCCATCTTGTGCTGCTTTGTATGCTTTCTTTTTCTTGTGTAAATCATCGCCCATCATGTTTGTCATATAGTCTTGATCACGATAGTCTTCATCGCCTTCTACACCTTCTGGTGAGTTGGCCCATTCTTGCATGCCATAGTCTGCTTCGATCTGATCTAACATTTTTTCTTCAATGTCATCATGATCGTCATCTGGATGTAGTCCATTTTCACGTGCTACATCATCGTACATATCTTGTAGATAATTTTGTACGTCTGGGCCCATTGCACCTCTTAGTGCTTTGTGTAGTAGCTCTCCGTCAGCTGCAATCTTTTCCATTGCTTGGATAAGCTGATCTTTCATTCCGCCTTCATCTACTTCTACATCTTCTTTTGGCTCATCTACAATATCACGTAGTCTTTCCATATCCATGCGCATTGGCATCATATCTGGACCTACTTCTTTTGCATCATTCATGCCTGCATTTTTCATCATGTTGATAAGATCTTCAACATGCTCTTTGCCGCTTGCATTTAAGCTCACGTTCATTGTTACTGGATTACCTTTGTCCATTGGCGCTGGAAGTGAACCCATTGGTGGCATGCCTCCTTCGCCCATTTCTGGCGGACACTCGTTGATTGCATCCAATGATTCCATTAGTTTTTTAATATCTGACATTTTTAACTCCCTAGCACCGCTTTGGTGTTTTCTGTATCGTCCTGCATTTTTACTGTTTCGCCGTCAGGTGCTGCATCCGCTCCATCTGGAACTGCACCTTCTTTACGTGCTTTTTCAAGTTCTGCTAATAGACCCATAACACGCTCACCTGCTACATGCTCTTGGCCACTTTCGCCGCCCATGTCTTCTTGAGTAAGCATTGGTTCATATACTTCGTCTGTTTTTGCTTCTTGATATTCTTCTTGTGGTTCGTTAGGATTACGAACAATAATATGACTCTGTGGAATGCCACAGCACTGTCCCAAATACTCTTGCAGTATTTGTGTAGTTGTTGGATATTCTGTTTCAACTTCGTAGTATGTAACTTCCATATTTTGTAATTGAGGGAAATCTAACGGACGTTCTTGAATAGGTGTTTTCTTGCCTGTAGAACTGTTAAGTAATTTAAACTTTTGCAGTGCAGTTTCCATGTGATCCTGGAAGCCTTCTGGCAGTTCTCCAGCGACACCGATCTTAAACTCGTAAGTTTTTTTAGATTCTGTTAGTATTTGCGCAAATGATTTCATTTGTTATTCCCTGTCATATATATTATTTATCTTTATCTAGCCCTTTTAGACGCTCTAACAGACTGTTCCTATCTGTAACTACATAGCCTTCGCCATTGATGATATCGCCATCGCCTTTAGGTGTGTCTTTGTCTTGCTTTTCTTTCTTGAGTTGTAGTTCTACCATTTTGAGTTTTTTGTCTAGTTTTGCTACTTTAGCATCTAAACTAGTTTTCAACATGCCGCCTGCTACTTCAAAAACTCTACCACTATAACGGCTCTCAACATTCATGCCTAGATCCATTAAATCCTCATAAGCACTCATTGCTTTATCTGCAACTTCATTAAGTTCTTTATCTGCCATTTCTCCAAGACCTTTGACTTGTGGCAGTGCAGCAGTAATTTTATCAAACTCTTCCATGTCTCTGAAAGTTTCTGCTTGCTCGATTTCATATTGCTTTTGTTCTTGTTCTTGTTCTTCCGCCTGCTCTATTATTTCTTTAGAATCAGGTAAATTTAGCAAGTCTTCTAGTTTTTTTGTCATTGTTTATTCCATTAAGTGCTACTATTATTTATCGTTTACGTCCATTATGAAATATGTCGTCCTCTGTTACTATACGGAATATAATACCTTTTTGTTTACACCATGCTCTTGCACTTTCCCATTTAGCTTGGTTTACTACCCAATGGGCTTGATTTGCTTTTGAACGACCAGTTTTTTCTTTTAGTGTCTGATTTTTTGGCTTGACTTCGATAAGCTCTACACGTTGTTTTCCTGACTTATCGTTATATACAATAAAGAAATCAGGCACATACACAGTATGTTTTCCGGTAAATGGATGTCTATAAGGGATTCTAACTGCTTCACTTGCCCATTGCGCAATAGCAGGATGTTCATCACAGAATTTCATAAAATGAAATTCCCAGCCGCTTCTATAAGTAGGAGTCTTGTTACCTACATATTTGTCAGGATTTTTGAGAGTAAATTTTCCTGCTGCAAAACGACCCATATCAAACTATTATGTTCCTTTGATCAAACAATTGGTTTTCACTCTGTTGTTTGTATCCTATTGAACTTGTCTTTCTGCGATTATTGTTTATAATTTGTGCTACAATATTACTAAGTTGTACCTCGGTGATACCTTTCAAGGTATCTAATAATTTAAATACAGGCACACTATCACGTTTTGCTTGCTCTAATAGAACTGCACCGGTGTTGATTGCTGCTACTTTTTCAAAACCTCTTTTGAGAAAATATCCTACTACCGCATCAACTTCATTTTGCGTGTACGATATTGTGTTTCCGTTGTTATAAAAGTTATTGAAATATAGCAGAGTATCTTCTTCTGCAATGCTTCTATCTAAACCGCTATTTGCCATTATGCATATTTTCCTATTGATTCACTTGCTGCTCCTGCAAGTTTTTGATCTCCCGCAGCAGCCTGTCCAGCTAAATCATCTATAATTTGATTTCTTTCAGCAGCTGAATAATTTTTCTTAAAGTCGGCATAACTTGATACACCATCAACTGCACCTGAGTTAATTGCTTTTGCTGCAAAACTTTCTCTTGCACGTAATCTGTCCTGTCCTGATAACGGTCCTCTGCCAAATGGTCTTTGTAAAGATGCTGAAATTTGTGAGCCATCATACGACTTATTTGTTGCAGGTTCGTTATTTGTTACTGGTGCACTTACATTTTGTGTATCAGTTTTTGGTACAGTTATCGGATTTCCTTGTGTATTAAATTCAGGATTTTCAGTAAATGTTTGTGTCGTTCTTGTTTGATTTTGAATACTAGTATTACTAGCTTGTGGAAAACCTGTAGGTTCTACAGGTTCTAGTAATTTAGGTCCTGCACTTATTCCTTTTGAAGGTTCACTAAGTATACTTGGTGTTTGATCATAACCCGTTTCTGGATCTGCAAATGCTACAGGCTGACTGTCGTCGCCTATTTCACCATTTGAGTATATTACAGATTCATATGCAATACTAATTGTATTTTCATTAAACGAACTTGCATCACTTGCATCAACACTGCCGTGATTCCATTGTGTAACAAGAGGATTTACAAGTGTATATGCAAAAAACTCTTGTCTCGATAATTGATACAATGTTATACTACTAAAGAATGGTCCAGTAGTGTTATTATTTAAACCGTATTTTGGAACTGTTTCACTATAAGCATCTCTGCTTGCGTATGGACCAGATACAAGTGCATTTTTCTGAACATTATGGTTACCATCTACAAAGTAGTATTTGTAATATTCTTCCATTAATGCCCGTGTTACGCCTAAATTGTCGTCGTGGAATGTAATGTTAATATCGTTATAATCTATACGTGTTTGAAATTGTTTGATACGATTATATTGTTTCTTATTATCTACTTCTATTCTAAAGCTAGGTAAATCAGCAGTCTTTACTAGTACACCGATATGTTTTTGAAAGGCGAACGCATTTTTTGTTGCACTATTACCAATTTCCGGACTAGGTTCAAAAAGGCAATGATAGAGGTATTTTGTTTTCGGAGCAAACGCCATACCATATTCGTAGTACAAATTTCTTGCATGACGATAATCACGAAGATGTACCTGACTGTTTGCATTTGTGTATTGTGATTGAACTACTGCCATACTAATATTTATCCATAAAAAACGGGAGTCTCAAAAAGAAACTCCCGTCCAATAATGGCAATCTCAAGTAGTATTAAGCGCCTTGGCCTGATACTATCTCGCCGCCTGTGCTGCCTTGTGTATTTCTTGCTGTTGCTATACCAACACCTTCTGGTGATCCAGCGCCGCCTGCGCCGTACTGTACAGCATTATCATAGCGAATACTTAATGCAACAGTTACAGGCTCGTTTGTTGCATAGTTAAGTGAATTATAGTTTGCATTTTCAATGTAGCAACCTACTAGTTCATATGCGTCTAGTACGTTTGCATTGTAGCCACCATTACCACCATCTAAGATTTCAATCTTTGTTGTAAATTTATATGTTCCTGAACTTACTGCACTTGACTGTTCAAAGAAATCAAACTGTCTTTGCAGTTGTCCGCCTACAATCTTTTGTACGTTGTTGTTTGCATCATCACGTAGATTGATTGTGATAGGGTCCCATGTGTGCTTACCTGCAAGATATGTTCTTGAATTGTAAGCATCTATAGTCATTTGTTCAAATTGTAAGTTTGGACGACTTACGTCGATTACGTTTTGTGTTAGGTCTCTTGTACCATTGACACTAACTCCGCCACCGAAACCAGTGAATAACACACGGAAGCGATATTGTAGCTTAGGCATCAATATTGCACTGTTTGTGTTAGCACCACCGGTTGGTACACTAATATTATCTAATGTTGTAATTGCCATTATAATCTCCTATTACAGTAGTATTTATGCATATTTGGACGGGGTATAAGCCCCGTCCATTATATACGCATTTAACCTAATGCTGCAATTTCTCCTGTGTTCTTAATACGCAATGGTATGTAAATAAACTCAATAGCTTTGACTGGTTCAATAGCAATGTCTAAGTATAGTTCATTTCTATCAATCCTTGCTGGAGTATTATTTGACTCATCACATACTGTTAGATAGTCATAAATTGCTCTTAGACCAACAAGTTCTAACAACAATGCATCCGCTGCTGCTTTAACCTGATCACGTGTGATCTTATCGTTTGGTTCAAACAAGTATGGTCTTGCTAACAACTCTAATTGTCCACGTAAGTAAACAGTTAATCTAGCTACGTTGATTCTATCTAGCGCACTTGCATTTCTTGCACGAGTTTTCTGTCCAAACACAACTAGCCCAGCTCCATTAATAAATGTAATTGGATTGATGTTGTTTGAATATAGTGTATCGCGCTGTCCAGTATTAAGTGAAACAGTCTGGAATTCACCTTCGCTTGTAACATAACCTGTTGATGTTGCATTTGTAACACCGCCACGTCTTGTACCTGCTGGTGCAAACCATGGATAAGCAACTTGGTCATTTAAGATCAATGTGCGTAGTGCCATGTGTGAAGCTGGAACAACAACATTGTTACCTAGGTTATCACTTGTAAATCCTGCTGGATAGTACATACCTAAATATTCATCACGGCTTACTGCACCGTTATCGTTGTCTTCAACTGCACCTGCAACGTTAGTTGCCCATTCATTTAATGAAGTTGCATCTGGTGTTAAACGGAATGGTGTATCACCTACAACAAATGCTGTTAAGCGTCTGTCATAGTTTAGACTGATCATTTCGCCGATTAGCTCAGGATAGCCTGGGCAAGCAATTAAGTTAAACGTACGACTTTCTTCGTCACGTATATCAGTATTGCTGTTTACCTCAGATTGTAGAGCTTGTACAACTGTTTTGCGTACTGCATGACGACCAAATGTGCCTGATCCGTCTTCGTTATTGCCTGACGCTGTTACCCAACGGTGTGGATAGTAGTTTGCCATTGAATTGCCATCATCCGACCCACGTTCGTTATCGTCTGTTTTGTCAATATAGTTGCGGCGGAATTCTTTTACATTAAATCCGCTTCTACGCATATTCCATAACAACATACCCTTTGGATATAGTGCAGGATCTGGAGCATCTGGATCTAAGTAATCGCTTGTTAGCAAATCAACAATAGTTGCTTCTTTGCTGTTTGATCCTGCGTCACTCCAACGTGCATCTGCAAACAATACACCATTTTCTGTAGTTTGGTCAGTTGCATCTCGTTCTACCCAACTTTCTAGTGTTGAATTGTAAACATAGATGCCTGGATAATTTTCGATATCACCAGTGTCAATCCAAATATCACCATCTACTAGTGCAGTACCATCTGATTGCTCATCTGGCTCAGTTGCACTAACAATAGGACCTTCTGGATCGCAATCTGCATAATCTGAACTGTAGTTGTGGTATCCTACAAAGTCATTACCGTTGTGGATTAGAATGTCAACTTCGTCAACTACAGAACTATACCAAATCTTTCCATCTTCTGTTAGACTTGATGGTGCATCGTCTGAAGCTGTGTAATCTAGTTCTTTCCAAAGACTTATTACATAATCATTTGCAGTGTCACCGTCCGGTGCATCATAGAAGTTAGCTGTGCCTTCTTCTGTTGTGTAGTTGTATGCATCAAAACCTGCAAGTGCAATTAATCCGTCTGCATCGTCAATGCGGATTTCACCGCCTAATTTATGCTCAATTACAACTTTGTTTGTGCTATCTACATAAGCTACAATGTTTGTAAATCCAGTTGCATTTATTTCACTTGCTACTGTATCTGCATCTGCACTTGCACCTACAGTAACTACTGTAACTGTTTTTGCTGTTGTAAGTGCATTACTGTTAGCCTTAGTTTCTTGCATATCAAATGTATATGTGCCTGCTGTTAGCTGTGTTGTAATTTTATCACTTTTTGCTGAAGTAGCACCTGTGCCATTACGTACATACAATTTGAAATCTGCAATTAGCGGATCTTCTTCTTCAACATTTGCCTTAACAAAAATATCGCCAGCTACTAATTTTGTGCCGCCTGTTTTGTCTAGGTCATAAATTGCACCTTCTGCTGTTGTATAAACAGGAGCATTTACAGACCCCCAAAGTTGAGTATCGCTGTTGTATTGCTTGACTGCAAAATCTGCTCCACCATTTGGTTTAGTTGTCTTAATCCAAATGCTGCCTGTTGGTGCAGGGCTTGTATCAGTATCTTTAAATGCAGGAACACTTGTGTGAGCTTGGATAACTAGTCTAGGAACACTATATGTTTTTTCAACAATACCTAGTACGCCGGCGTCTGATGGTGTACCGCTTGAACCTGTTAGTGTTCCGCTGCCACCTTGGATTTTAACAACACCTGTGCTAGAGCCGTCTGTTGCATCGCTAGTTCCATAAATTTCTAATGCACCATCTACGCTTGCTGCTGCTACGCCTGTGATGCCTGCATCATTAATTTCACCTGCTAAACTTGCTACAGTAGCGCCTGTTGCTACAACTGTAGTGCCGTTAATGATAATGCTATCACCTGGTGTAATTGTTGGGTTTGAATTAGAACCTCTTACTGCATACCAGCTCGCTTTCCATGCATCTGAACCTACTTCTACCCAAGTTCCTGGTGAACCTGCAAGAGTGTTAGTTCCTGGTGTTTTGTACCATAGACGATTCATTGTTGTAGTTGCGTCAACTGCATAATCGCCGATTTGGCCAATTGCAGTTTTTGGTGCATCTGTAACAGAATCAATGTCTGAAGTTTCTGTAATTACACGTCTAGTTTGTGCTGTAAATGATTGTCCGCCTGTTGTTGAAATTGCTGCTGAATTCCATTCAAGAATACCGAAACTTGTAATTTGTGTGTCAAACCAATATGCGCCATTTGCAGGAGCACCGTTTGGAGCATCTGCTGAAGGATCTAATTCTGATAGATCAAGGTCTGCTCTAACTACGTATGCTTGGTTTGTTACGCCTAATACTGAGTATGCTGCTTGTAGTCCATATTCATTCTGTTCGCCGCCATGGATCATGTTTCCTGCGTTATCAGATTTAAATATTGGATCTCCAAATGTTTCTCCTAGCTCTCTCTGGCTAGTGATTAAGTATGCTTTACCAGCATTAGCTTTCGTTGTACCAGGTGCAATGCCCGATCCTGAACTACTTGTCTTATTGCTGGCAGAAGCAACAAAGATTACAGGAACTGTGCCTGCTGCTGCTGGGGTGTAAAAGGATTCGTCAATTACATTTACCTCTACACCTGGTGATACTAATGCCATATTATTTCTCCTATAGGATAGTGTTATCTGCTACTGTATTTAGCACTCTGAGAATAAAATTATGGGATAATACCCTTGAAAAAGGGACCGAAAAGGTGAGCTAAATACGATATGAGACCTTTGTGCAAATGTGGACAACGTCCTGCTGCTATTAATTACAAGAAGAATGGCAAAACTTACTATAGAAAGTTATGCGAAACTTGTTTACGCAACGGTTTAGGACACGGCATACCAAAATGGAAACAAAAAGGATATGAAAAAAAGAATGTTTGTGAAAAGTGCGGACATAAGAGCAAGCATCTAGAACAGTTCAATGTATTTCATATTGACGGCGATTTGAATAATTGTCGTCCGACTAATCTAAAAACAGTTTGTGCAAATTGTCAAAGGATACTTCAAAAAGAAGGTGTGCGTTGGAAACAAGGTGATCTTAGGCCTGATTTTTAGGTTGACAATATTAACTTGTATTGTTATAATAAAGAAAAACTTAAGGACATCTAATGGCTATTGATTACAAATACAACGAAGGCGAACTTATTAAAGAACTACAGGCGTATGTAGATGCAACCTATGGTGAGCATTACAGCCTAAACAAGTTCCAAGCAACAGAGTTTATTATTGATGCAGGGCACGGTGATGGGTTTTGTATTGGCAACGTAATGAAATATGCACAGCGATATGGCAAGAAAGATGGCTACAATCGCAAGGATTTGCTTAAGGTGTTACATTATGCTTTGATTGAGTTGTATGTACACGATCGCGAAGGTCGTTAACCTATTAGGAAACCATATCCTGTTCCGCCCGGAACGGCTGTACTTACTTCAGCTTCTAACTTTTCCATTTCAGCTTGTGCTTCAGCTTTCAATGCATCACCATTAAGTGTGCTTCCGCCTTGCGGACCAGCAATAGTAGCAAATTTAGAACGTGCTTCACCTAGAATATATTTGCAACTTGCTAGTGTATAATCTTTGATCCACTGCTTTGCTAGATAATCGTCTAGTAACTGTTCATCTGGACGGTAATTATAACAATAAAGAAGCAAATCCTCTTCTGCTCTCGGACGTTGTAGTAGTGTTATTTTCTTTGTAGTACTATTCCATTTAAATTCAATAAATGAACCAAACATACGTCCTACTAATTCTTGGTGCTGTGCAAATAAATCGTATGTTGCTAGTCCACCTAGCTGAGAACTAGATAACAAATATGTATTTGTGTATGCTAGGTTAAAGGGTTCAAATACAGTGCCGCCATCGCCGCCGCCTGTTCTTGAACCAACGCTACGTCTAAATATTTTCCTAACTTCAATAACTTCGTTAGGCAATGTGTAATCGTTTTGATCAATTACAGTAGTTAAAAACATATATGACTCTTCAACTGAATTATCACTTCTTTGTCTAAATCTAGTTAATGCTTTTGTAAGTGCTGTTTCGTAGTGGATAGGATCTAGTTCCACATCTACCATTCCACCGCCAAGAAATGCATTGACGTAATCAAATATTTCTTGTTTCTTTGTTGCTAAATCTGCCATACAAGTTCTCCGTATTGTATTTATTCGTTACGATAAATATGTATATGCCAAGACTATCATTATATAAACCAGAACGCGGCAATGACTATCATTTCATAGACAAACAAGTCCTTGAAATGTTTACTGTTGGCGGAACTGATGTAAACATTCACAAATACCTAGGTGCTATAGATCCGTCAGATGACGATAGAAGTTCTACCCAACCAGAATATGATTCAGTTGCTGAAACAAATATTCAGGATTTATTATTTTTGGAAAATAGAGATAGGAAGTATGACGCAGATGTTTATACAACAAGAGGCATATATAATGTTCAAGATATAGATTTTGATTTAAGTGCATTTGGGTTATTTCTGAGTAATGATACATTGTTCTTAACTGTGCATATTAATAGTATAGTTAAAACACTAGGACGTAAACCGATTTCAGGCGATGTTATTGAACTTCCTCATCTTAAAGACGAATACGCACTAAATGATTACAGTGTTGCACTAAAGAGATTTTATGTTATAGAAGATATAAATCGTGCAGCAGAAGGATTTTCTCATACTTGGTATCCGCATTTGTATAGGTTGAAATTAAAGCAAATTTACGATGGTCAAGAATATGCAGAAATATTAGATTTACCTGCAGAAGAAGGTAGTGACGATACACTAAGAGATATCTTATCAACATATGAAAAAGAAATGCAAATTAGTAATGCTGTTGTAGCCCAAGCAGAAATTGATTCTCCTAAGAGTGGATTTAACATAGATCACTATTACACAGTTGCTACAAATGACGACGGAACAGTAGCATTAAAAACAGCAGACGAAACAGATATTGATGCAAGTAATATTAATATTAATGCAGACGAAGTATCTGATAGACCTGATAGAGCAGGCTACACAGGATACCTTGTAGGTACAGGCAGTGATGCACCTAATGGAGCACCTTTTGGTTTTGGTATAGAATTTCCAAGAGATAAACAAGAAGGTGATTATTTTTTGAGGACAGATTTCTTGCCAAATCGAATGTTCAAATATGACGGTACACGTTGGGCAAAAGTCCAAGACGATATACGTATGGAGCTAAGTAATACATTAGAACGTCAAACGTATAAGACACAATTTATTAACAACACTTCATCCTCGGATATCGGCGGTGAAACAGTTGAAGAAAGACAGAGCTTAACAAAGGCACTGAAGCCAAAGGCAGATAATTAATGCTACATTTTTATGACGGACAGATTAGAAGATATACTACTCAAATGATGAGAATTTTGAGTAATTTTCCTGTCAAAGACGGTCGGGGTGAAGTTAAAGATGTTCCTGTTATGTATGGTGATCTTACAAGACAGGTTGCTAATATTATTAGAGAAAACAGCGAAAACAAATTACCTAGTGCTCCTAGAATAAGCGTATACATTACAGGATTAGAACTAGATAAATCCAGATTGTTAGATGCTACCTTTGTGAAAAAATCTAATATTAGAGAACGTGCATACAACGAAGACACAGGCGAATACGAAAATTATCAAGGTAAGAATTATACTGTAGAACGTCTTATGCCAACGCCGTATCTAATGAGATTGAACGCAGATATTTGGGCTAGTAATACAGATCAAAAACTTCAAATATTAGAGCAAATACTAGTGTTATTTAATCCTAGTTTAGAAATGCAAAAAAGCGACAATTTTGTAGATTGGACTGCTATTACTGTTGTAAATTTAGAAAATATTCAATGGAGCAATAGAAGCATTCCTGTTGGTGTTGACAGCGAAATAGACATTGCAACACTGACATTTAGTGTGCCAATTTACATAAGTCCACCTGTGAAAGTCAAGAAAATGGGTGTGGTTACAAATATCATTACAAGTATGTTTGATGAAAATAGAGGCACAATTGAAGAAGGTGTTAGTGTTCCTCAATTAAATGCATTTGATGATGTTGCCCAAGCAGGATCAACTACTAACGAATTTGGACAAAAAGCAAGCACTATATTGACAGGCGAAATGGCCAATGTTAATTATAATACATATGGCATTTACCTAGAAAATAATATAGCTCAATTGTACGCAAATGGTCGAATAGGCGGTACAACATGGGAAGAAATATTCGAAGCGTTGCCGGGACAATACGGTGCAGGTGTGAGTAGATTGTTCTTAACAAATACAGATACTGATATTACAGTTACAGGAACATTTGCAATTAATCCATTGGATAGCGCACAAATACAAATTGATTTTGATGAAGATACATTTCCAAGTGACACAATAATAGAAGGTAGAACTAGTATAGATTATATTATAAATCCTGCCACATTTAATCCTTTATCATTGCTTACATCAGGTCTTAGACTATTAATTCTAGAAGATATAGGATCAGAAGATGCTGAAGAATTTGCAGAAGCATGGCAAAATAATGATGGCACAGGACTTGTTGCTAGTGCAAATGATATAATTGAATGGGATGGCGATACTTGGAATATTGTATTTGATGCATCAGCTGCAACTTCTACTACATATACTACTAATCTTAACACTGGTGTGCAATATAGATATGACAATGGAGATTGGCTCAAGGCTGTCGATGGAGATTATCCAGTTGGCACATGGAGAATAGAACTTGCCGGCTAATTATTAGTATGGACAAGATTATTTGCAGCGGTGCTCTCTTTTATACAAAAACTACAAATCGTTTTCTTTTCTTACACAGAGTAGGAGGAAGAAAAAGTGAAATGTGGGGACTTGTAGGTGGTGGTAATGAAGAAGGCGAAACGCCTTGGGAAGGTTTGCAAAGAGAAATAAAGGAAGAAATTGGATTTCTTCCTGATATAAAAAAGACTCTTCCTCTTGAAAGTTTTATAAGTGCAGATACAAAATTTTACTTTCATACATACCTTTGTATTGTTGAAGAAGAATTCATTCCTAAACTAAATGAAGAACACGACGGTTATGCATGGTGTAGTTTTACAAAATGGCCTAAACCTTTGCATCATGGATTGCGTAACACTCTCCAAAGCAAAATTAATCTTAATAAATTAGAAACAGTATTCAAAACTATTAATCTTCTTGACTAATAAAGAAAGGTGTAGTATAATAAATCATGATTAGAGTTTATGGCGATATTATGTTGGACAGATGGATCATCGGTGATGCAAACCGTGTAAGTCCAGAAGCACCTGTCCCAGTATTACAAGAAAAAGAACAAAAATGGGCACCTGGTGGCGCAGGAAATCTTGCATTAAATATTGCAAGTTTGAACGGTGAAATTAATATATACGGATCAATTGCACCAGATCGAGAAGGGTATAGATTAATTGAATGCTTTAAAGAATATCAAAAGATAAATTTTTCTGCAACATTAGATAGTAAAATTACCACTACTAAAAATAGATTAGTTGGTCAAGGCGGTCAACATATTGTTAGATGGGATAGAGAAGAACCTTATACAGGCACAGAAGCATTTAACAGATTAGTTGCAGATATTACTACAAAAGATATTGTTTGTGTAAGCGACTATAATAAAGGCACTGTTTCAAAATTTACCGTACCAGACATTGCAAAAGTATGTAAAGTGCTAGTTGACCCAAAACAAGATCCTGAATACTATCAAAATGCATATCTTGTTAAACCTAATATGAAAGAATATACTCAATGGTTTGGCAAGTTTAAAAAAGAAACAGCATTACTAAAGATGAAAAAGTATAACTGGACTTGGTTAGTAGTTACTGACGGTGCAAATGGCATGACAGTAATGAATACTGATGGTAGAATTGCAAAGTATAAAGAACCTGCAAAAGAAGTATCAGATGTTACTGGTGCAGGAGATACTGTTCTTGCTGTTCTAGCATATTATATAGAAAAAGGTGTAGATGTATTCGAAGCTGCTAGTAAAGCGTGTTATGCTGCTGCAAGGAGTGTAGAACATAGAGGTGTTCATGTAATTACACATGAGGATTTAAACAAAGGCCTAGTGTTTACAAATGGTGTGTTTGATATCTTACACAAAGGACATTTAGATCTACTAAGAGAGGCTCGTAGCTTAGGTAATAAGTTGATAGTAGGTGTTAACACAGATGCAAGTGTTCAACGACTAAAAGGTGAATTACGTCCAATAAATGACGTACAGACACGCATGGCACAACTTGAATCTTTGCCTTGGGTTGACGAAGTATTAGCATTTGCTGAAGATACTCCTTATGAATTAATTAAGAAAGTAAAGCCTGATTTAATTGTTAAAGGCGGAGATTATACTGTAGAAGAAGTTGTTGGTAATGATATAGCTGCTGTGCATATTGTACCTACAGTAGAAGGATTTTCTACTACAAAAATTATAGGAGAAATTAATGGATCTTAATGTTATGGTAATTGATAATTTTTTAGACGATCCTGATTCTATAAGAAAGTATGCGTTACAGTGTAATTTTGATATTAGAGGAAGATTTCCAGGTGTAAGAGCAAAATGGGAAAATTCTAAATACTCTGAAGAATTAGATTATAAGCTAAATGAAATAATTGGTGCACCTGTTACCCACCAAGGATCTAGCACAGAATTTCAAATATGCACAGAATACGAAGATGACAATTGGATACATCATGATACAAAGATGTTAGCAGGAGTTCTTTATTTGACTCCTAATGCTCCTTTAGAATATGGCACAAGTTTGTTTAGACACAAAGAAACAGGTGCAATGTCACATAGTGATTATGTTGAAGAAAATGGTCTTCACAGAAAAGCAGAACAATGGGAAGAAACTGTAAATGTAGGTAATGTTTACAACAGACTTATCTTATATAATGGCTTCCTTTACCACAGAAGTAATAATATAGGGTTTGGTAATAAATTAGAAAACTCTAGACTTACACAAGTATTTTTTATGGATTTAGAAACAGAATGAAAATATTAGTTACAGGATACAAAGGATTTATTGGCAAAAATGTTGCCCAATATTTGCTATCGCAAGGTCATGAAGTAGAAGGATGGGATTACATTCCAAATTGTATTCCTGATCCTAGTAATTACGATTGGGTAATACATCTAGGTGCTAATAGTAGCACTACAGAAACAGATGTAGATTCTATACTCGATCAAAATTTAGAATTTAGTTTAAGATTATTACAGACATGCGATATGATGGGTGTAAATTTTCAATATGCATCTAGTGCAAGCGTCTACGGTCCTACTACACACTTTACAGAAGACGGACCGTGTCTTCCGCAAAGTCCTTATGCTTGGTCAAAGTATTTGTTTGATAGAGCAGTAAATCAAAACTTACCAAACTTTCAAGTTCTTGTTCAAGGATTTAGATACTTTAATGTTTATGGACCATACGAAAATCACAAAGGCGATCAAGCAAGTCCTGTGACTAAGTTTATTACCCAAGGTATGGAAAATGGAAATATCCAATTGTTTGAAAATAGTGAAAATTATTTAAGGGATTTTGTTTGTGTAAATGATGTAGTAATGGTACACGAAAAAATGTTAAATCAAGATGTATCTGGAATTTATAACGTAGGAACAAGTAAACCGGAAAGTTTTGATACAATAGCAAAATGTGTATCTAAAAAGATTGATGTAGATATTGAAAAAATACCAATGCCTGACAATCTTAAAGGTCAATACCAAGAATATACGTGTGCAAACAATAAAAAGTTAACTAATATTATAGATATAGAATGGACTGACGTAAAGGATTACATAAATGGATTATGATATTCGCGAACCTTTTGGACCCGCAATATACAAATCATCTCTTACAAAATCTGAAGTTGACTTCTTAAATGAAGTTGCGACAATTACACGAGAAAAAAATATCAGTCGTGGAAATAATCTAGCAGGTAACATTCAACAACAACTTACTAGCGAAATTGAAGATAAAGATTATTTTCTAAATATTATAGGAAAGCATATAACTAGATATGCACAACACAATCTTAACAAATATAACAAAGACTTGTTTAGTAAAGAATATAAAGAAATTTCAGGTGTAGATTTTTTGCTTGCAGAACCAGGTCCTTGGATTAATTATCAAAGACAGTATGAGTTTAATCCTATACATTCTCATACTGGTGTTATTAGTGCAATCATATACATCAATATACCTGAAGAAATTGCACAGGAAAAAGAATCAATACCAATCAATAGCAATACACGATGTCCTGGCGAATTAGGATTTGTACATGCAGACGATGGTACAATTAACAATGTACACATAACTCCAGTAACCGGAGACATTTACTTATTTCCTGCAAATTTAAACCATACTGTATATCCGTTCCATACTGATGTAGAACGTATTAGTATGAGCTTTAATATTGCAGATTTAACAGTTCATCAAAAGGAAAAACAATGACCGATAATCCAACACGACTCAAAGGTGCTGTACAAAAAGGTTGGGGATATGAACTTATCTTTGCAACTAACGAAAAATACTGTGGGAAAATCTTATTCTTTGAAAAAGCTGGTAATAAATTTAGCATGCATTTTCACAAAGAAAAAGACGAAACATGGTTTGTAAACAGTGGAAAGTTTAAATTAAGATATATAGATCCTTCTAACGCACAGCTTATAGAAGCAGAGTTAAAAGAAGGTGATGTATGGAATAACCCTCCATGTCTACCTCATCAATTAGAAGCACTAGAAGATGGTAGTAGTATTACTGAAGTAAGCACACCCGATAGTGTAGAAGATAACTATAGAATTATTCCAGGCGACAGTCAGTCAGTTACAGAAGAAAACAATGAATAATATGTGGGGTCCTGAAAGACCTGATGATCCTAGTTTATATACAAACTGTGTAGTTGGTATTGACAGAGACGGTACAATAAATGAAGATATTGGAACGTATGTAACTAAACCTCAGGATTTTGTTCCTATACCAGGAAGTTTAGAAGCTATTGTGTTACTAAGACAAAAATTACACAAAGTAGTTGTAATAACTAATCAAGGTGGTATTATCAAAAATGTTATGTCAACTCAAGACGTTGATCGTATACACGATTATATGTTCAAACTATTAGGAGAAGCAGGCTGCCCTAGTATAGATGCTTTATACTATAGTACAAGTAGTCTGAAAGACGATATGTTTGCAAAACCAAACATTGGCATGTTTGAAAGATGCGAAAAAGAAAATCCGCAAATTAAATTTAAACAAGGTTTCTATGTGGGTGATAAATTAAATGACCTTAAAGCTGCTGCAAAAGCAGGAGCAAGACCTGTACTAGTAAGAACAGGATATGGATTAGAAACCGAAAAAGAACTTAATAAGTTTACCTACAAGAAGCTCAAAAAGCAAACATATGTGTTTGATAATCTTTTAGAGTTTGCACAAGCTCTTTAGGCTTGTGCTTCACCCCATCGTAGAATAATATTTGATTCTAAGTCGTTTCCAGAAACTTTATATATGTTAATAGCAAGTACATCTGGTCCGTTCGGGAAAGTACCTCTTCCACCAAGTGTTGTATTTGTAAGTTCTTTCAACTGAGCAAGGTCTAGTGTTGATCTTTCACCTGGTTGTGCAATGAATGAAAATACTGTCTCGCCTGGTTGAGCAAACGGTGGTTGAACAAATTCAAACTCAATAGTGCCTGTTCCTGCACTCAATGTACCTGAATAGTTATTATTAAAGGTTACTACATAATAGGTGTTCACTGTTCCAAATGTTTTTTCTTCTATGTTTGCAATGTATGTATTCGGAGGAAAACTTACTGTTCCACCTGTTTGTGTTACAGCAGTGCCTAGTGTTGCGCCAGATGACTGGAATGCTGTTGCTTCGAAATAAGCAAAGTTACGATCTAAAAGGTCGCCGCCTTCTGTAAATGTAAATGCATCTGTTGTTCCTGAACTAATACTTTGAGTTGTTCTACTGCTGATTCTGATCCAACCATAGTTTCCTGTGGCATCAATACGTGCGTCATTTACTGTAGTATTTGCACGTATCCCTGTGCCTGAAATCGATTTACCTACTATGAAGCTTGTATCATTTGAACCAAATTGAGCTCTATAATCTGCTGCACTAATCCAAAGGAAGTTTGTATTGCTTCCTCTGTTATACAAGCCTGAATTCACACTTACTGTTAGTGCAGGTGACGCTGTGACACTTTGAGTTGTAGCAGCTTCACCTGTACTCCAGGAAACAGAACCTCCAGCAGCAATCTGTGCAA